GTATGTTTCAGAGTATTGCGATAGGAATAAAGTCAGATCGGCTGTGTATCGGGTCAATGACCACTGCCAGCCCTCTACAAATGCCTTTAATTCTCCACCCATAACTGGCGGCAAATCATTGCACGTTATGTATAAGCCATTGTAAATTGCTGCCATTTGATCCCTTGTGGCATCACTTACTGTTGGTGAATGTAAAGGCACTGTAATGGCTGTTGGGTAAACCCGAGCGTAGGCACGAGATTTAACATAATCCTCGGCCTGTTGTAAGGCATCAGCTGCATTTTTTAATGTTGTAGTTTTGCTACCAGTAAGCACTCCATAAAGTTGCTGGCTCAAAATGTCCTCTGCAAATGATGAACCAGTTGCATAATCCACGTCAATGTAGTTGTAGATTTCGCCCCATTTAGCATCCACAGTTAGACCGTTGGCAAGAATGTCGTTAGCAGTCAAAGCAAATGGTGTGTATAAGGCTCTGGCTGTGTAGTCATCGTAATGCAGTGTGCCATCCCCGGCTTCCCACAAAACACCTCTGCCACTATTGGCCGCGCTTTGTGCGAGTGTGTAGGCATTCGTATCACCACCTGCATAAGCAACAAGTGTGTATTGTCCCGGTACATCAATGTCAGTTGTTAAACCCTCAACCAATGTTTCAGAAATGTCATCGTATTGCGCCCACGAAATACCATCAGGCGCATTCGCCCAGCTTGTATTTCCTTTAATGTCATCCCATCTTGTGATTAGTGCATCATAAAGAATGTTGTAAATTCTTGTGCCATCTGCTTCCTCGGCAAAACCATCATCACCTGATAGGCGTTTGTTTATTTGTGCCAATGGGCCAACAGCTGTGACTGAATACCGGGCAACCGATCCATCAGCACCAAAGGCATCAAAAGATACAACAATGTCAGAGATTGTTCCTGTAAAGATTGTCTGTGTACCTGATGTACCTTTGGCAATACTTACAGTGATTGAGTCAGATAGTTCAATGTCTAAAGGATTGTCGCCATCTGTCCAAAAGTTAATGCTGGCATAACCGGGCGATGGCTGTTCCAAAACATCTTGACGGCCATAGTTAATTTGAATGCCAGATAGTGTGTTGTTTGGGATTGTAATTGTGCCATCAATAGTAACTGTTGGATACGGCTCATAGGTGGTCACAACTGGCTACCTGCCAAGTTAAGCGCACCTGTCCTGCGTGTGCTGTTCTGCAATAGGCGTTCAATGCTTCTACGCGCACTCTCGGCATCTACAATGCCATTGAGGTTAATAACTACCCCACCGTTGCCATTGTCCTGACGGATTGATCCTGACCCGCTAGGAACAAATAGTTCAGGGCCAAACTCGCCTACCCGGTATGCGCTGCCACCCATGACTGATCCACCAGCTGCTCGGTTGGTGTAACCAAGGGCTTGACCTAAACGTGAATCCGCAAATTTGGGACCCTCGCCCGGATCAATTGAAATAAAGTCTAAAATCCCACCGCCAATGGATTTTGCTTTTCTATAAGCATCGGCAATTGAATTAATGCCATTAGCAATACTTTCAAGCGCGCCAGCAAGTGTTTGTAATGTTGTTGTTGTTTCATCGCCATCATCTGTAACAGTAGTAAATAGTTTGCCAAACGAATCTGCAAGAGCTCTTAATGATCCACCTAAACTTGTTGCACCGTTGCCCTCAAACTCACCTGCAAGTTCTCTGGCTCGGTTGCTTAATCCTTGCGGATCTTCTCCACTAAATCCTTTAGCAACTAGGTTTACTTGTTCTAGTAAAGTCTTTAATTTTGGAATTAGTTTGGCGCCAATGTCCTCTTGGATTTCACCAAAACGCTCTTTAAGAATTGCAAGTTGACCAGCAAAAGTTTCTGTTTGTGCTTTAGCTGATCCACCAAATGTCTTTGTTAATTCCTGTGTTACTAAATCAAAGTCTTTGGTTTTTAGAATGTTTTCATCTAAAGGTATGCCAAGTTTCTTTAGGGCAGTAAAGTTACCTCCATAGCTTTTGGCTAGCGTAAGTGACACTGAATCCAAATCGCGCCCGGTGGCCGCCGATATGTCTAATGCTAAATTATTAAGTTTTTGAGCCTCTGTGACATCATTTGTTGCTCGAAGTAACGTGCCTAATGATGTACGAAGTTTTACATCGGAAATGCCATAACGTAATTGTGTTGCACTGATGTAATCCTCTGTTGCGGCTATTTGCCTGTCAGTGGCTTTTGTTGTGTTTCTTAATGCTGTCGCAAGTTTCTTTTGACTTGCTTCATCCTCAATCGCTGCTTTAACTCCATCAACACCAAGTTTAATTGCGTATGCGCCAGCAGCTGCGCCAGCAATGGCGAATGATGCTGCCATGGCTTTTGAGTATTTGCCAATCTTGCTACTAAACGATTTAGTGCTGTTATCGGCTTTGTCCATGCCAGCCAAGAATTTATTAACATCAGCAAGTAATGAAAGTTTGAGTGTGCGTGTATCAGCCATTATGAGTTCCTTGCCCAGTTATCTAAAACTTTAACGCAAGCCTCTTGCCAACGTCTTTTAATTTCTGGTTGTGCGACTTTAAGGGTCGGAAAAATCCAATAACCAGCGTTTCCTCTACCCTCACGCGGGGATCGTTCCGGGAATCTAAAACCACCTTGAGGAAATGCCGAAAGACTGCCTTTGATGTTTCTCTCGCCGCCAAATTCGTTACCAAATAATAATTGGCCAGCATTAGCCCCACCTGATGCTCGACCTTTACCGCCGCCAACATAAACGGTTGGCACACGATCTCTGGCTGGTCTGACTGTAGCAGCAACAATTGCAGCTTGTGCAGGAAATCTAGCACCTACATAAGCAGACGTTTTTATTGCATTGGCTGTCCATGCACTAATTGAAGCAACTTCATTTTTGAGTTCGCCATTTGCTTCTTTGCCCATAGCATTTAATGCTTTTAACAAACCGCTGTAATCGCCGAGGTCAGGCTTTACAGTGATGGTGCTTCTACCCTCAGCCATGGCCATTCCTCTCTCGTATCAGCGTTGTTGCTGTGTTAATGTCAGCGAGCGACCAGTCCATAAGATCAGCCATTGGGATACCGGTACTGACTGCGATCCTTACCAGTAGATCCCTTAGTTCTCTTTTGGGCTTTCCTCGACCACCTCAAAGCCCTCAAACTCATTGGTGACCCATGCCTGTTGATTAGGCATCTTGGTGTGTCCAGCGGCCTTGCTTGCCTTGTAAAGCATGCAAGTAATGACATCCAATGAACCTTGGCTTATCTTTTCAGCTGCTTGAGTGACTGTGTATCCGAGATCTCTCTCGATCTCAATCCAAAGCCAAGTTGACTCATCGCTCACTATGTAGTTATTGCCCTGTTTTGTTTTAATTGTGTATTGCATAATGGTTGCCCTGTTCTGCTAGTTAGGCTCTTGAGACTGTTCCATCCTCGACTACAAAGCTCAAGGATGTGGTTAGTACGTCAGTGGCAGCGCCACCAACGGTAGGGAATACTGGAAATACGTTGCCAGTAAATGTGTCACCATTGACGTCAAAGCTGAAAGCCAGCGATGTATCTGGTGCAGTGTTGGCTGCATCCCATAGTGCAGAAATAATACCGGCAGATGATGTGTCATCTAGGTAAAGTTCTACGTTTAGTGTTGCTGTCTTGTCTACGGTCTTGTAAGCGCGACCAGATAGCACTTCAAGTACCTGCTGGTTGTTTTCGCGCTCTAGTGTGACGGTTGATGCTTGGTCAGCGTATGACACAGAGTTGATGCTCAAAGTCAGATTCCGACCAGTTATGTATGTTGCTGGCATGACTTGCCTTTCTAGTTGGTTGTGACCATCTCTATGTTGAGTTGGCTGATAAGCATGTCGGCGTTTCCGATCTGCTGGACTGTGGGTTGTGACCATCCACCCAAAAACGAAATGTTATTGGCTAGTAGATCGGTGACACTAAAGATTAAAGTTTCCAAGTTTTTTAAGGCTGCTTGGTTATCAGCTGCATTAACAATGACTGTTATGTCAAAGCGCACATGGCAACGTGCGCCACCAATTGCGCCTACTGTGATGTAAGGCGATCCGGGTACAAGCACAATGGCTGGTGGCGTGATGTTCTCATTTGGGTATGAGTAAACTACCCGCCCGGCAGCTGCAAGAGTTGCGGCAAGGTTAGTCCGGTATGTTGCTAGGTCAGCCATTAGCCCACCATGCCCCTAGTGTCCATCCACTTACCAAGTAATCCAGATACCCGGGTAAATAGGGATCGGCCTAAACGGTATGGGGCTGGGCTTTGAAAATCGACACCTTGCTGGCCAAGTGTGCCAGTACGAGTAATCCAAATGTCGCTGGCGATTGCTAAGGCAGCCTGTCTAACTTCTGGGATTGTGTCATAGTCGATGTATTGTGTGGCTCTTACTGTTCCGTAAGGAATGACACCATGCTTTGGGTAGTCCGAGCCAGTACCAGTAAATGACATTGTGTATTCGGTAACTTTTGTGATGGTTTTAGTTCCATCAAAGTTTGCGCCACTGTTAGCAATTACTACTGACTGGCCAACATAAACATCATGCGGGCGATCTGTCGTAATTGTGTTTACAAGGTTTGTGCGCTCATGCGCTACTACGGCCCATTGGTTTTTAGTAAGTAAAGATAGGACTATGTTTTCAGCTGCATTGGCTACTTCTTGCACAATTGCATCTGCGTAAATGTCACCAATACCAAGTACGGCTTTTAGCTCGCTTAGTGTTATCAGTGCCATTTCTAATCCTTATCTATTGAAGTGTGTGGGGGGCACAGGGCCGCACCCCCCACACTTCTAACTAACGCTGACTTAGGTCAGGTTAAAGCGACGTACTCCACCGGCTGTAACAACCTTGACGGCTAGGTAGCCATAAAGCATTGTTTCAATTTCGCCAGTTGTAACTACGTTTGTCGAAAGCTGTAGAACTGGGCTTTCGTAGATTGCAACAGATGATGGAACAACAATGAATGCTGATTCATCAATGGATGTTGAAACAGCCTTGTTGGATACATAAAGGTCTAGGCCCATTACGTTTCCGCGTAGTGACTGTGTACCAACTTCGCCAGCTGCGTTCTGTGGCTGTGATGCGCTGAAAATTGGTCGCTTGGATGAATCCTGTGCGCCAATTAGCAGACCCCATTGGGATGTGCCAGCGATGTAACGTGTAGCCAATTCGCCAGTTGCAAGGTAAGCAGCTGGAGTTTCGGTCTTAACAAACGAAACAATGCCATCTACATCTGCGGCGGTTGCAGTTGCCGCAGTTCCACCTGATGTAAGTTCTGCAATTACTGCTGCTTCGGTTGCCTGTGCGTATACCCGGCGCATGTTATCCAACATGGCTGCGTAGAAGCTTGGGTCAGCGCGGTCAAATAGTTCTACCGAGTAACGCTGTAATCCCTTGTAGGCCTTGACAGTTGCATCAACGTAAGAGCTGACAATACCTGTTTCGGATGGTCCAGCACCTTCGGCTGTTTCTGCAACTGATCCTGATGTGGTGATCTTTGGAATGGATACAGTCATACCTGCATTAGGTAGTGAGCGTGTACCGATTGCATCAATCGCGCCACGTGCGCCGATCTGGTTGTCTACAACCTGTGAAACATACTGGATTGGCTTGAATGCCGGGTTGGTTGTGAAACTGTCATCAGCAGCTGTTAGATGCTTTGCATCCTCTGCCTTTGCGTGTGCAATCCATTCTGCACTTTCATGGTTTCCACGTTGAGCCTTAATTGAATGCTCTAGGAAATGTGCTTGGGTCTTGATTGGTGATCGCGGCTTGGTGTAAGCCACTGGTGCAGCAGCGTGAACAACAGCGGCTGCTGTTACTTCATCTGCAACTGGTGTTGTTACTTCGTCCACTGTTGTCTCCTGTGGTTCATCCTCGGCAGGGGTTTCTGCTTCGGTGGCTTGATCATCAGGATCGCAAGCTGCGACCTGTGAAATCTGTGCATCCTTAAATGCTGGGTTTGTTACATGGGCTACGGCTTCAAGCTTGGCGGATGATACGACCATCACGCCTTTCTCAATGACGTATTCCCCCACATTGGCTTCGATACTGAATGCCGGGCGTAGTCCCTCGGATGCTTCAACTAAGGCATCATTGCCAGCACCAGTTGGCGCAATCTTGAATGCCATTGAGATACCGGCAGGGGTAACTTCCTCACTGCCAGCAATGCCACGACCCAATGGGCGTGTGCGGTCATGTTCCATGTTTAAGACAATCTGGCTTGCATCAATGTCACCAAATGCGCCAAACTCAAAACGCACTGGCCCGGCAGAGGTGTTGCCAACTTTAGCAAAAGGTACTACTAAGCCTTTAATTGTTCGTGTTTCCACACTTGCGGCCAAGACTTGGCCCTCAAAATTAAGTTGCATTTGCTTCATTTCCTCTCGGTGCTAATTCCATTTCCTCACGCGCTTCCTCTACATCGATGATTCCAGCTGCAAGCATTCTTTCCAATACTTCGATTTGTTCTAGTGGATTTCCGCGTAAGTAATCATCTAAATCAAACTTAACAACCGAGCCTCGCGGAGTCAGATCATTCATAGATAATCTTTCCGAGATGCAAGCCATGTAAGGCTTAAGCGAGAAATCCACCAAACTACGACGCTCTTGTGAAACATTTGAGTAGGTGGCACTTGCGCTTTCGGCGTTTATGTACCATGCAGGGATGTTGCATAGTCGGGCAATTTCTGCAGCTGTATTCAAGCGTGATTCAGTAAGTTGCATTTGCCCGGCATCGTAACCAAAAGTAGTTACATCTAATGGGCCAGATAAGTAGGCTGTCGAGCGTTGCTGTCTAGCAGTTTTCCATGATGCCAATAAACTTGATACTTGTTCGGCAGGTAAATCAACGCCAGTATTCTTGATAACCATTGTTGGGTTAGGTTCGGCAGCCATTCGGCTTACTGCCATTTCAAGTTCTAATGCTGTTCTAATGGTTCGGCCACCACGATTTAGTAAGCCCTCATCTAAGCCACTAAACATGATTAGCGATCCAACACCATAGGCAGGACACAAATTACCGTCTAAATAAAAGCCATTTAGGATCTCGTCAGTTTGTAAGTCAGTTGTAAATGTTACTCTTGTTGGATCTA